TCACTGGTGGCAACAAACGGGCGGGACTCGTTGAGGAACTTGTCGCTGAGATCCGCCATCGGCTTGCCCTTGATGGTTCCATGCTCAAAACGCGAAGAGAGACCTGGTGCGACCTCAGTCTCGACCATGCCTTCCGGTTGCACGGAATCCGCCACCCACGCCCCGTTGTCGATGTCGTGAATGATGCCCACACCCGCAGAGCCTTGAGCGTCTGCCATTTCGGCAGCCCAAGAGTCGTCAGCAGATATAGGGGCAATCGGCATTGTTAAAGCTTGGCAGGTTTGGCGGGGCGCCCGCGCTTGACGGGCTTGGCAAGAGCATCGGTCTCGACCGGCGCTTCCGTTTCGCCGGATTCGACTGGCGTCTCGACCGTTTCGCCGGTGGCTTCGTCGTCGCCGGCGTCGACCGGCGCTTCCGTCTCGGGCTCTTTTGGCTTGGGTTTGCGTTGCTCGGCAAGAATCTTTTCTGCCGCCGCAAGGATCCATTCTTTTTGGCCTTCGGTCATTTCATCGGCTTCCGACTCCGCCGGCGCTGTATCCGATTCGACAGAGTCGACGACCACGCGAATAGACGGTTGCAGTTTGGTTGGCCAGGAAACACGCCGGAAAACATTGTCCGCCACTTCGTTGACTTCTTCCGCAGTCAGCTCCCTCCCATTCAGCAGATGCAGCCGCCCGAACTCTTCGGAGCGTTGGAAAACCAAAGCCCCACGACGAATCGTCGCCGGGGCGTAGGGAGTCTGGAGAGGGAGTTGAATGAGGAATTTCATGAGAAGAGTAAGTTAAAAAGTATGCCGGGGGCCACTCGGCCCCCGACTCTACAAGATCGATGCCAGGTTACGGCGTCGGGTGGTTCCAGCCCGGATACTTGATCGGGTGGGTCAGCACGATCACCGCGGGGTTGCGTTTGATTCGGTCGACGCGTGGCCTTTGGCCAAACACCGAACCAATGAACAACTCGTGCTTCTGCCCGCCTTGGATTTGCTGGTGGAAGCGTTTGGCCCGGAATTGGCCGTAGCCACGACGGGCTGCGCCTTTACCCATGCCAATCGTGCGGCCTTGTGGCACACCCGCCGCAGTCGACCAATAAATCAGCGAACCCTCAGCATGGGTTTGGGTGTGTTTGGCAGCGTCCCAAGTGACGGACCCAACGGTGGCCGAGCGAATGCCGGTATCGGCACCTGGCCCAAGTCGCTTCGTCACAACCAGCTTGTTGCCGTTATTGACAGAGCACTCGTAAATGCACCATTTGCCGGGATCCGTTGCCGCATTCTTGGGGTTGACGATCGTGACGTAAAACCGCTTGTCCGCGCCATTAAGGTGCAGAAAGTGCGAGAACGCATCGACCGCCACGCTAGAGGAACCGGCGAATTTGAAGTTGTACGCCGGGAAATACCGGAAATACATCTTCTTCGTCTTGTTGGCCGCCGTGAGGTAGCCGCCGCCTTTGATGTCAAAGGTTGCCGTGCCGGCCGCAATCGCCGCACCAAGAAACGCCTTCGGATTCAACGGCGAGCCTACAGGCCCTTCACCGTCGTGGTCCTTGATGTCCCAGTGCTTGATCAAATTGCCGTCAAGCATGACGCTTTCACCGGTGAAAAGCGGATTGCCGCGCCCGCGTTCGCCCGCATGTTTCAGCCGGTCGTTAAACTCGGTATCGTCTTTGAGGACAGACATGCCTTCGGTGGACGTCAAATAGCACAAGCCGTAGATGTCATTGCCGTTGGTATCCTTTTTGAGGTAAGCGGGAGTGCCGCCCATTGGACGCAGCAAGGCCGTTGCATCGGACAGGGTTTCCAACCCAAGAGACGCAATCGGCCAATGGTTGTCTTGCTTCACCTGGTGAATCAGACTCATTGCCATTTGCCAGGACTTTTCACGGCCCAACCATTCGCCCAACTTCTCGTTGAGATTGCGGTTGAGTTCGTTGCCCATACCCAGCTCATCGCCGGTCAGGAACCATTCGGTGGTTGCGTTGCGAATGTAGCCCACGCGCAGCTTGTCGCTCGCCATGAGCAATTCTTCGTATTCGTCGTCGGCCTCGAAATCGTTTTCGTCGAGCTTGCCTTCACCATAAAAGCCAGACTCTTGACGAAACGTGATTTCGTGACCCACACCGGCAGACAGCCGGGTTTCGGTTTCAATGAGAGCATTCTCACCGCCTTCGAGGGTGGTAAAAATATCCTCCGTGTCTTCATACTTGCGGGCGCCAGCGGCCCAGATTTTTGCTTCGAGATCGGCGTCTTGACCCTTCAGTTTTGAAGGCGACACCTGTGGAACAGGGAACATAGGTTTTCAGGGGGGGGATGTGCTCCCCGCCCGCTGGCTGACGGCTCAAAAACTACGCAGCGCGGCCGATACGTTTCATGTATTCGGCTTTGACTTGGTCGTAGTTGTCGTGGTTCACGTCAGGGATAGCGGAACGAGTAGCGGTGGATGACCGCGTATCGCCGCCGGCGAGAATGCTGGGTGGTGCCACAGGAGGCACGGGAGAAGAAGTTTGGAACACCGGACGCGCCGGTTGATTATGAGTCGAGGCAGGAGCCACGCCAAGTTCACGCGCCGCCCGGGTATAAATCACCATCGTCGCCACAGGCAAGTTGACCGTTGGATCACCGGCTGCCTGCATCTCAGTTAGAATCTCGCTCGCACGAACCGACAGCGCTGAGGCGCCATCAAAAACCGCGTCGCCATACAGCGATGCGGCATCCGCCGCATAGCCATCGACTTCGGCTTCAAACGCAATTTGCGCCGCGCTGCGCGCCTCGTGCTGGGCAATGGCTTGGCCTTCCTCCGCCCGCATTGCATCGACGATGCCCAGCGCCAGACGATTGCTTTCCGCCTGCAACGCTGCAATCCGGTCCAAGGCAAAGCTTTCACCAGCCTCGACAAGCTCGAGGTTGATCGCTTCCATACGGCTACGGATGCCCGCCACCGTCTGAGGCGCCGCCGCTGAAGTGTCATCCCCAACCGCTCCTTGCTCCTCATTGGCTGCAGACGCCACGGACCTCGCCCAACCCGATAGACTCAAATCCCCACCGCTGTCTTTGTAAGCCTTGAACGCAGAAAGTTCGTTGGCCGTTTCGGGGTCGTAGGGCCGCACTCGAATGGCGGGCAGCTTTGCCACTGCCGGCGGCGGTTCAATCGGGGCTTCTGGTTCACCCGGCTCCTCGCTTGAGCGATTCAGATAAGCCGACTTGGCCGCCTCATAATCAAAATCTTCTTCTCCCGCGCCACCCGCGTCAGCACTACCAGCCACCGGTGCAATAACAGTCGGGGGGGTGGTGGATGGGGTATTAGCAGCGGGGAAACCGCTGTCTCCAGTGTGCACTGGAGCCGTCGTGGTGCTTGGCAACTGGGACGGATCCTCAGCGTTCAAAGCGGGGTTCGGTTGGGATGTTTCCTCAGCCATCCTTTATGCACGACAAGTCAGCAAAATTATTCAACCGTGTTTTTTACACATGATGAGCGCCGCCCCCGACCCCCAGCGCACCGCGCACACGCCTTGACATCATTTCCGCTAGTTCGCGCGGTATCTTCGTCGGCAGCGCCAACGCCGTTCGAATGGTCCCGCGTTCCTTGAGGTAGAAGGCAAAGGCCAAGGCCATGACAAAGTCATCGTGCTTTTTCGGCATGGCGGCCGCCTTGCCGGTCACCGGATCCACCACAAAGGATTCCAATTCGTCAATCATGTGCAGAAACGGCACCAGTAGGCCCTCGCCATCCATTTCGAGTTGCCGAATCGCGCGCCTCAACTCCGCCAGCATTTCCGAACGAATGCCGCGGCCCTGGCCGTCGTCCGAGGTCCAAATCCCAAACTTCCCTGTCCCCTTCTGGTCCTCCTTATCCGTCGCCGGCCTCAACTGCTCAAACACGTTGACGCCCATATCCCGCAAGAACTTGATCAGCCCGCCGTCATTGTTGCGCTCAGGAACCGTCAGAATATCGCCATACCACTTGGCCGCCTTCGCTACCTCGTCGGCCAACAAATCGATTTCAATTCGCACCTCCGGACGCATGGCCATGACGACCGCAGGCCGCACCCAGGAACCGGTATCCTTGTCCACATAGCCGCACCTTACAATGACAGGCGCGTGACAGTCTGACTTGCCCTTGTCCACCTCAACACCCCGGCTGTTGTCCACCCCCAGGATATACCGCCGGCCATTCATCGGCCTCTCATGCAGCATCCAAAGCGGCCTATCCTCCTCGCCGGCGCTCGTCCATGCCACACTTCCCTTGTCCTCGCTCCAATCAAGGATCCCTCGAGAAATAGAACTCTGCAGTTCTTCAGCTTCCCGTCGCATCTTTCGAAGATTGCCCTTCGAGAAGTAGCTCGGTTGCGCCGCATAAAAGCCCGACTCCTCCGTCGTCGGCTCCTCCCGGTCTCGTTCCTCCGGATCGTAATCGCACTCCTTGAGTCGTATCCGCCAGTATTTCAGGTGCCCGGCGGTGAGCCGATACCGCCGCACGAGTTCCTGCTCCCGATTCCGCTCGTCATCATTAAGGGCCGCCGCGCCGTTCAAAATGCCGGCGGCTTCATCGTCGGTGACAGGTAGGACAGAGTCGTCGAACACATACCAGGGCATGAACACCTTCACGAAGTCTCCCCACACATAATCCCCCGATTTGACCTGTTCCAATGTCTTAGCCTGGCCCCATTGATCGTGAAACACCCCGCTCCCGCCGCGCACTGTCGTCTCTCCAATAACGAGCGTGTTGGCCTCTTTTGGAACCGCTCCCATGAGGGAGGAAAACACCTTCCCCGCATCTCGCACCCCGCCCTCATCTTCCGCCCACCGGGCAATCTCTGTCATCACCAGCGCCCTCAGCGTCGCCGACCGGCCAGACTCCGCATTCTTCGCTGTCGCCCAAAACGCGCTCGAACCGTTGCCATACTTGGCGCTATCCGTCAGGATTTCCGAACCAAAGCCCCAATCATATTCATCCCGGAAGTTGTAGAGGTTAAGGATGTCCCATAAATTTCGGCAGTTGCTCAGTTCATTGCCGCACAGATACCCCTTACCAGGGAACTTCTTGAGCCACCAGTCCAAGACGCCCATGGAAACTGTGCTCGATCCTTTTTGCCGGGGTTTGTAAATCAGGATCCGCACCGGAAGCCCAGCCCCCAGCATGTAACCCACCACCTCGCCCACCCTGTCTTGCAAAGGATTCGGTTTCAGCTTTTCAATGGCCCCGTTCTTTTTCCGAATGTGCCCATACTGCTGCAGCCAGATAATCGGGTTGCTTTCCACAAGCAGGCGGCCCGCCGCGTCCGCCAGCGATTCCGCGTCATCATTGGCAACGGAGTAGCTCATGGCGCGGCAGGCTTCACCTTGGCGGCTCCCACGCCTGCTTTCTGCATGGCCTGGTGCGACCTGGCTTGCTGCACCAATTTAGCCATCACCTCGCACGCCTGGGGCGAGCTCATAATCATCTGCTCGAGTTGCTGAAAGCCGATTCGCTTCTCTTTGGGTGGCGGCTTCTCCCTCGCCCTGGCTAACCCTTCCCGATACGAAATCACCATTTTCAAGGCATTGGTCCGAGTCATGTAATCCGGTTTGTCTCCCAAATGATCGCCGCCGACATACACGGGAGACGACGCCGTGACCAGGTCCTCCAATTCATCCATCACCCGGGAAACCGGAAAGCGAATATCCATCGCTTCATCAAAACCCGTGCCTTCGGGTATCGGCGCCCGCCCTTTTAGCTCCTCTTCATTACCTCCCCGCGCCTCGCCCGCATTCCCTTCTACAACGGGCGTTTGCGCCCGCTTCGGCGCCTTCGCCGGCGCTGGCGTTTCAGTGCGACGCGCGCGCGCATGTGCGACCCCTTCCGGTTTTTGCTTTTTGGCTTTTGCTGACTTCTTTGCCGGTTTTGCCTTCGCCGCCCTCTCATTTATATTTTTAGTCAAACAAATGCCACCCCGCACCTCCTTCAATCCCTCCGCCCGCGTCTTGCACGC